GTTTTCGTCAAAGGCAATTGGCCCAGGGCCACCTAGGCTGTCTGTAATAATGTTTAACGTAGATTTTAAACCGGTCTTTAATGTGGCCATGAAAATAGTCCCCAGATATATTATTTACCTGGGGACTCTGGCTTAGACCACTTTGAGTAGTACTGTTTCTTCGTTGATCCTACCATTTAGACGCACTTCAACTGCCTTAATATCTTTGAGGAAAGATCGCAGTGCCACCTTACCGGCTTTGAGAAACTCTTTTAACTGCTCATCGGGTTTACGCAGTGTCTTGGCTAGACTTTTAGCTTCGTCATAGCCCGTAATTGAAGTGCCTTTGACACCAAGTTGGCCCATAGCCTCAGCCACATAGCGTCCCAGTTTACGAGTTTTGGTATTGAATACCCAAAGCTCTTGGGCGCCAATGATGTCTGTGGGATTGATGCTGACAACTTTGAGCGCACGATCTTCTCTAGCGAACTTGAGTTTAGCCACCACTTTTTCTTTGGCGGGCGCCTTTCTAACTCTCGCTTTCTTAACTGCTTTTTTAACGCCGCGGTACTGCTCGATTCCAGCCATAAGATCAGCAAGAAAGGCAAACAAGCGTTTGTAATCACCAGCGCGATAGTGACGATAAGACTCCACCAATTGTGCATCTGATTTGTCCTGAGCATCCATAAGTTCTTGAACACGTTTTTGGAACAACTGTTCATATTTACCCAATTGACTCTGGGGAACATGATGTGCTGTTAAGAAATCATAGATCTTAAATTCAGTCTTTGCTCCCTTGAGCACTTCGTCGTAAATACCTTCAATCTCGCCAATTAGTTCGCTGGTACGCTCTTGTAAACGATCTTGAATAGTAATCTTACGTTCCACAACTTGCTTAGGTGTTGATACTGTATCTTCACCCATGTCACCACTTTTAGCTGCAAGTGCCAAGCTATACTCAACTTGCTGATGTAAGTACTTGACATGCCGATCAAGCAAAGGCATACCACGACGATGCGCCATAATCAAACTACAGGGTGTCATTACCACATAACGGTCACCGATGCGCTCAAACTTGTCAATTACTTTTTTGTCAAGTTTGGAATTACGTCGTACCCAGTCATTGAGATGCTTGCGGCACTGCTTTACCGAATAGTGGTAATTGTAGTACTGAAAACTTTTACGTAGGTGATGATCAAACGTAGCGTCATCAAATCCTAAAGCACGTTCGGTATCCCACTGCGGTTCCGGGCCAGTGGCCTTTTCATCACTGGCTAAAACCCTAGCATTGGGCTCTTTCTTTTTAGGGACCTTGATACCTTTAATCTTAGCCATGTATGCTCCTACATTGTCAATAGTGCTAGTGTAACATATTGATCCAAACTTGTCACTGACTCTGAGAACTTGTTGTGTAAATCCAACAGTCTGTGGCTATGTACGGACCTGTTATTTACTGCTTCTTTGGCAACTTCCCGCTTGAGATTTTCGCAGTTCTTGTACATTCGTAAAAGATCCCGCTTTACTGTATAATTGGAAATACCTCGAATTCTAGCGGGTAAATTCTCATAGATTTCCACGGCTTCAGTGTAGTCCATATGCTATTATAGCTAGTCATAGCAGTGCTGTCAACCGTAGCCCCATAAATACTATATATTTTGGAGAGCAATTTTGCCACGTTTATCGCTTTGGAAAGACGGAAAACGCTCAAATGATTACCGTTTTATTGACAGGACCATATCTGAATACTTTCAAGTTTCTGGTACTGGGATTCTTGTACACAAATATCTAGGGCCTATAGACCAGGGTCCCAGCGACAATGCTACAGAACCGCAGTACACAAACCAAAGTGCTCTAAACATCCAGGATCTACTGCTGTTGGAAAACAGAGACAGAAAATACGATACCGCTGTGTATAACATGCGCGGCATTTATCAAGTCAGCGATAACGCATTTGATCTTACACAATTTGGATTATTCCTGCAGACTGGTACCTTGTTTATGACATTTCATATCAACGATATGACTGAAATACTTGGTAGAAGGATCATGAACGGCGATGTGCTTGAACTACAACATCTAGCCGACTACGAAACACTGGATGAAAGCGTTCCGGTAGCACTAAAACGTTTTTTTGTAGTCAGTGATTGCACTCGCGCTGCCGAAGGCTACAGCCCAACATGGTGGCCACACTTATGGCGCTGCAAGATCAATCCGTTAGTGGACAGCCAAGAATATCGTGACATACTAACCAACCTTACTGTGAGCGAAGATGATGCTACACCGTTGCGTGATATCTTAAGTTCATATAACAAGTATGCCGAGATCAATGATGCTATCATTGAACAAGCTGAGATAGACACCCCAATGAGTGGCTACGACACCACACCGTTTTATCATTTTAGTTCAAACGCAGAAACGCCAAGTTATAAAGTACAGTCCTATATAGGCGGTGATGGTACAGCACCCAATGGGTTACCAGCCACACAAGGTACCAGCTTCCCAATAAATCCTGCTATAGGAGATTTCTGTTTGCGTATTGACTATAAACCAAATAGACTGTTTAGGTTTAACGGCACACGTTGGGTTAAGATCGAAGATAATGTACGTACCAACCTAACAACTAACAGCACAGATAATCTTACTATGCGTAATCAATTTATTACCAACGATAGAACCTTTACAGACATTCGTGGTAACACACAACCAGAGAAACAAAGTTTACATGAAATTCTGAAACCCAAGGCAGATAACTAATGAGTTCATTTTTTTACTCAGGTCAAATACGTAGATTCCTTCAACAGTTTATTCGCGTAATGAGTAACTTTGAAGTCAGTCTTGGTCGCAGCTCATCTGGCACAAGAACTCTGTTGCGTGTTCCTGTTTACTATGGTGACAGCAGTAGACAGGTAGCTAGTATATTAAAACAAAACAGCGAGAACGGATTAAGTAGCGTTCCGGCTATGAGTGTTTATGTTAGTGCATTTACCTACGATCGTGCTCGTGTGCAAGAACCCTACTTTGTTAGCAAGATGCAGTTACGTGAACGTGCCTATGACGACCAAGGTGATTACACCGAGTACCAAGGTGACATGCTTACTGTGGAACGATTGATGCCAGTTCCTTATCTACTAACATTAAAACTTGACATATGGACCAGCAACACCGATCAAAAATTTCAACTGCTCGAACAAATCAGTGTGCTATTCAATCCTAGCCTTGAACTACAAAGTTCAGACAGTTACGTAGACTGGACCAGTCTAAGCTATATTACCTTGACTGACAGCATATTCAGTAGTCGCACTGTACCAATTGGCACAGAGGAACCCATTGACGTAGCACAATTGACATTTGAACTGCCTATTTGGATTAGTCCACCGGCTCGTGTTAAGAAACAAGGTGTCATACACAAAATTATTGCCAGTATTTACGATCCTGTGGGCGGCATTGATCACGAAGAAGATACATTTGATATTGCTGCTAGTTTATTCGCCACCAAGAAAATCTTTACGCCAATTGACCTTAATGTTGTATATACTGGTAATCAACTACAACTACTAGTCAGCGACAGCGAGATACAATTTAATGATGGTGTGGTACCGCCATTGCGTCCAGGAGATTGGCATGTGGCAATTCAAAGTTTTGGTGAACTGGCTGGCGCTCCAACTAATACAGATTTGTTGGTAAATGGTCTAAGCCAAGTTAGATTAGAAAATGAAGGTATCACAGTGGTTGGTACAGTGGCTTATCATCCTGTGGATCGTAGCATATTGATATTCAACGTTGACATCGACACACTGCCTGTAAACACCTTGACACCTGTTGATGCTATAATTGATCCATACACAGTCAAACCTGATGCTAGTATCATATTGCCAGCCACAGGCACAAGGTATCTATTGGTCAACCCCATTGGTCATCCAGACAATGATGACAGTGACCCGTTTACTATTGACGGCCCTGAACTTTGGAATCGTGCGGGCCAGCCACAGTTGATTGCACAGGCCAACGACATAATAGAATTTGATGGTTCGCGTTGGGCTGTGGTATTTGACAGCACCATGTCAATTAGTGTAGAATATGTAACTAACCTGCGTACAGGTACTCAATATAAATGGAAAGATAATCAATGGACCAAGAGCGTAGAGGGTCGTTACGGCGTGGGAGCCTGGAGCTTCGTTCCAAACAATTGACCCAAGGCGTAGGCGCACTAATCTACGCCAAACCCACTGGCAGATATCTTTGGCTAATGCGTACTGGTAGTTCTTGGGCTATGACTTGGGCACTACCCGGTGGTAAAGTTGATGGTAACGAAACTGTGATAGTGGGTCTAGCTAGAGAAATACAAGAAGAATTAGGTGGCAGGATAACTGACCCAAAGCTGATACCCATTGAACGTTATACCAGCAACGACCGACGTTTTATCTACCATACCTTTTTTGTCAGCGTAGACAATGAATTTGTACCAGGTTTGAACGACGAACATATTGGCTATGCATGGTTACCACTCAGTGCCTTGCCAAAACCATTGCATCCCGGTATTGTACGTACTCTAGCTACGCCAGAAGTAGTTGACAAATTACGTTATTGTGAACTGCACTGTTAGTCTGACAGCTTAAAACTAAACATAAGATTTCCACCCATGGTAAACAAGCGTTTACCATCATGGCTTACGTCAATGCCACCCAATTTGGTATTATGAGATATATTACCATAATAGTAAGTGCGTACCCATTCTGCCGAACTGATATCAAAGGCACGAGTGCAACGATATTCGTGTATGGCACCACCGGTAGACACTGACGACGGAGCAGTTTCTGCTATCAAAAACTTTTTACCAAATGAGCTGAATAATAAATCAACTGGATAGGAGCCACCGCGATCAGCAGCAATACCCATTTCGTAAACAAATATAGCAGAACTGATATTATAAGGGATCAACAAATTATAACTGCGTATGGTACGTCTGCTGCTGCCTAATATCCAAATCTGTCCACCGTCGGGTCTCATTACAAAAGCACGTGGCAAGGTTTCTGGAGCAGTTGCTAGGTATCTTACTTGTCTGGTAATTTGTCCACGAGTGGGCGCATTTAAAGCAGTCCATGGTGTGTTGGTTTCATATTCAATTATTCTAGCAGGTCCTCTAGTATTACTGTAGCTTGTAATATAAATCGCGAACCCGTCATATCTAAAACTGATATTTTTGATGGTT